ACTGCATCATCTGAAAACTGTAATACGCTACCGCCCGAAAACTGCAAAACTGTTGGCTCCGCCCATTCAGGCGGGCAATCTCCTTTCGACCAAGACGAGCTAACTGCTCCCTTTACTTTGTCGCCACCGCTACCCGGTATTGTTTGATCTGCCATTTAACTACTCCAACTCATGTTTAAATTCAACTAACCAGTGGTTAAGCGTCCACCCTGCTACTGCTGATGCCGTACCGCTAGAATCTCGTATGTTTGTGCACCCATGTTGTGCGCCGTTATAATTCCCGGAATCAGACAGGGTAACCCCACAGTCAACTGTATCGCCGACTTGAGGCGCCTCTCCAATATCTAGAATTAACGTATCGCCAGAGATTGTAACCGTCGGCAGTATCTCTGTCGTGTCAGCTTTAATGTATTTAAGTCCGTATGATGGGCAACTAGGTAGGGTTATCTCATCTATAACTAACGGCAAAGATGGTACATTTAACTGAACCTCAATCGTGTTGCCGTTAATAGTAAAACCTATTGGCTCAAGGCACTTGGATACGCCGTCGTTTATTAGCTTAGCACCAGCAATGGCTTCGTACTCGCCTTGGATAATGTAACCGCTAGGGCTAAGGTGAGTCCTGTCATCATTAGCGCTGTAATACATTCTGTTTAAGAAATACTTTGGCAGACTGCAAAATGCATCGCTATACCTTTGTGTGTATTCAAACAATGCGCAGGCAATATCATGTGAAAGGCTTTTACCAGTCAGTTCAATCATCATGGGTAGATCTGCTTGTGCCGTAACTGAGTTAACTTCAGCTATGTAGTTATCGTGGAGAGCTCTTAGTTTTGTAATGTAAGTTTCTGGATCCATCTGCCAGTTACTTTCACCTTGAACCCAGTTTATAAATGGCACCTTAACCGTTTTAGATAAAATAGCCGACGCATCCACCATGTTGTTTATCTGCAAAACTCCGTTATCATACTCTGTACTACCTGGTGGTGATAGGTCGTCAATAGACGCCCCACCACGCGCGTGATTAGCAAACAACCATGAGCCACCATCATCAAGAAGCTCAATGATTTTAGATAGCGCTCCGTATCCGTTTGTCTCCACTGCGTCTTCGATATAGCTTGTTAGGCTCTCAAAGTCAGCCTCCACTCCAACCGTTGAGCCTAGTGATCTAGCGGGCGAGTTATTGAATAAATAAGCATCAGCAAGCGTGCCAGTATTAACTATCACATTCGAGCTATCGGTAACACCACAAGCCAGAGATTGACCACTTTGTAGCCAGACATACATTGTAGATGCTTCTGGTGCAGCTTCAAATACCCAGTTATCTTCATTGTAGTTACCTATTGTCAATGAGTTGCCGCTTGGGTCGCTATCCTGAACAGCAGAGCTTGTATCGTTAATCGCCCACTTATAACCGCCTGCCTCGATATCATAAAGAAACCCCGAATATCTATTTGCCGTATCTTCTGACCCGACAACATCAAACACAAAATCACCTGAAAATGTTACGTCAGACCCGCTTTGAACTCCGTCAAGCCATAGCTGCGCTTTGCCGGTTCCAAGCACTAGAATCTCAACATCTCGCGAAACACCATCAGTCACAACGCCATCGAAAGTAGCGGTCGTGGTGTTGTTTGAAATGCGGATTCTGCCGTCGCTTCTTACCATCAAATCTGTTGAATCGACAGTTGAACCTAGCACCGCTCCGTTAGATGTTGTAGTGGTATTGATTCCGAATTTAATGCTATACGGAACCGTGAGCGTTACTGGAGACTGTAGATATGATGTAGCAGTACCATCAAATAAATACTTATACGTGCCAGCCTGCCCAATTAACAATGTACCGCCATGCGCACCAGTAAACTCGGTTAGATTTGTGCCGTCGTAATTGTCGTACTTGACGATCACCTCTTGCCCTGCTGTACCACTCTCCCCGATATTAAGTAGTACATTTCCTTGCGCGTCTGAGTTCAAAGCGTTGCCAGAAAACAGCTCCACTCGCGACGTGTCGGTCACTCGAACGTATTCATTGACTAACGCCTCTGTGATACCGCTTAAATTAAAACTTATAATGTTAGCCATTTTTAATTACCCTACTGTAAATTGACCTAAAACTGTAAACTGAACCACCGATCCAACCGGTCCCATATCTATCGCAGACATTACATCATCTTTATAGTACCTGCCTATAACACCATTAAATGTCGCATCACAAATCCCAGTTAGCGCAACCGCTTCAATCTCGTATTGCAGCCATTCATCTGCAACAAAAGCCCCTTGACGGCCTGCAATAACTTCTGTGGCTAAGCCAGTTTCATCTGATGACTTAGCAATTACTTTTAAGTTGCCGGTGAATGCCGATCCGAATTCGTGATAATCAGAATTGGACGAGCTGAATAGATATGTGTAGCAACCCGATGAGTCACCACCCACAAAGCCGTTGTCAATAAGATAGACGCCTACCTTATTGTCTTTATTGCCTATAAAAGATTGGTCATATAACATGGCTAATCCTCGTCTACTACCACTATAATATTTTCAGATGGACTTTGCTTAACGTAAAGTTTTTTTGGTGATGTAATGTTATATCTACGCGGTGCGCCAGTTGACAGCAAATGCCCAACTAGTGACTTATCAGGCTGAGAATCCCCTGTTGCAAACTGCGTATTAGCAATTATAGAGAATAAACCGGACGATACCGCGTCCGTGATTTCGACGTATTCGTCACCCATGCCTATTGGTTGATTTGTTGTGCTCATTAACTTCCCCCTATTGAAGTACTTACTTCGTTGTCTTTATTGTCAAAATCCGCTGTTTCCATCTGAATGCCTTCAAATCCCGCTGCCTTAAATACAGTCTCTACCACCACCTCATCGGCACCAATAGTTGATAGCGCCTCAAATATAGACTTGATGGCACCCGCTTTTTTAGAGTTAACCTCTGATTGTTCTTTTTCGCTCAATGATGACTGCTTAGGCCATACAACAACTGCATTTTCTGGCAAATCAAGTATAGATGCGTCAGCGAGTATTTGTAGCCCACACAATAGCATAGGCGTGCATTCATGATTCTGCCTATCATTAACTAAAGCGTTTAGAGTGGCTTTATCTTCAGAGCCTGCAACGTTAGCAACTTGACGCCCAAACACACGAACAGGAATACCAGTTGTGCCCGACACCTCTTCAACGTTAATATCGAACGCATCACGAGGACTTGCGATTGCAGGCTGAATTGCTGTTGTATCCATATTCTTTGTGCGTAAAAAGTCTTCTTGGTTATTCTGAAATGCCTCTGCGTTTTCTTTTAGCGCCGTAACGTCATTAGGATTAAACTTCGACCCCTCGCGAGCTGATAATACTATCTTTTGACGAGAGTTTTTAAGGTTAGCCTCACCACTTGAACCAGATACTTTCATCTTATCAGTGATAGCATTCCACGGAGCTTCCAGTGAGCTACAACCCTCTAATGAGTTAGATAAGGCACCCTCTGCAAAGTGAATAACTCGAGAGTAATGCACTCTAATTGCTTTGACACTGCCCTGCAACTTACTATCAAAGCTATCTGTTGTTTGCAGTATGTAAATCAACGGCTTGTTGTATCGTGGTGAAGCCGGGTCTCTTTCGTACTCAGCAACCTCGATACCATCTTCTTCATACACGTTAAAGTAAAGCCCCTTAATGTCGCCTGCTTTAGCTGAGCCAACAGGTAGCCATGGGTCTAAGCCATCTGGCACACCAACAAATAACGCTGAATATCTGCCGATTCGATTGCAAATATCAGCCCTTTCCATAGCATCAAGGAAGCCGTACTTGGTTAGCGCAGCTATCTCATCTTCCAGAATGGGCTTATCGTTCACCATTATTTCCATGGCGTCACGCCAACACATTTTAGGCAGCTTAGCCACAACAGTGTTAGCTATGCCACCACGCTTAAACATGTCTTTATAGTCACGATAGCAAAGCACGTCACCATAACCAAATAGCTGATTATAGTTGCGCTTGCCATCTGGACTAATGCCGTATTGCCCACCACTGCGCTTAAATATATCTTGCGCGGCGTTAATAACCTCACTTAAATAGTTATCAGCTAACTGATTTTCTTTGGTGTATGTCGTTACTTGCGTATTGGATACGACGTTGTGAGGCACGATTATCCCACCTGCTGTAATGTGTTCGTTCATAATTCCTCTACCATTCCCAACCGCCTGCAACTTCTTGTTGCTCTTCTGCTGCGTAAGCGTTAATAAATGCGTCAGCGTCATTCGGTGAATCTACTTCACGCTTCTTTAAATCTTCCTTTGATTCTACCATTACTTTGCCACTTTTGCTAAACTTACGCCTTGGTGTTGACAGCTCAGTTACTAAATGACCCAAGTTTGCCATGTCAGAGCTAATACTTATAAGCTCATGCTCTTTGAATTCATACCCTTTTGTTATTGCGTTGTAAGTATTTCTAAATCTATCAGCGGTCTTCCACCATTCCTGCGCCTTTAAGTTCTCAAAGAAGTCTTTGTTTGTGACGCCATCTTCCGTCGCTGATTGATCGCCATCTGGCTCAATATAGTAGCTATCAGGATTGATAACCTTACCGCCAGCAATGAACTTGCCATACCTAACATCAGTATGACTTGGATCTGACTCTCTTGCTGTATCGTTTATCTCATTAAATTTAGCGCCACATGTTGCACCGACACCGATTGAATCATACCTAACCTTTGCTTTATGCTTGTGCGCTTCGTTATACACCCTTGTACAGCTTATTAATAGCTCATCTTCTTTGGCTTTCCAATGCTCGCCCCATACAGCAACAATACCCTTCCTGCGTATTTGCGAGTTTAAATCTTTACCACCATCAGCTACATCAAAGCCCAGTTGCGATTCGCCTTTCGCCTCAATACCAAGTTTGATATGCGCATCGATAGAGGCTTCAATCCAAGATCGCTTAATCACTACATCGTCATCATCTTTTTTAGCCTGACCAAGGTATATGTGTTCAAACTCTTCGTAGTCAGCATCTTTTAGACGGTTAATCTTGCGTATCATTGAGTTAGATAGAAATGGGTTTTCATCGTAGTTAATCTGCTTTACTAGCACTCCATTATCAAGGTCGTGCCTAAACGTTTCAACAAAATCAGAAACCAACCGTGGATTATACAATATCCAACACTCAGCACCTTCAGATCTTATTGTTGGCTCTATAACTGACCACTGGTCCTTTGTTAAACCCTCGCCCTCCTCAATCCAACCGATATCAGCACC